TTGGCCAGACACCACGGCATCCGGCTGCACCAGGCAACTATTTACCGCTACCTTGCCCGAAACAGAGCCAAGGGCGGCAAGCTGTGGCAGCACCTGCGCATCGCCTCCAAACCCTACCGCAAACGGCGCGGCAGCATTTGGACCCGGGGCAAAGTCCCCGACCGTACCGACATCTCCCTGCGTCCCGACATCATCAACAAAAAGCAGCGTATCGGCGATTGGGAAGCGGACACCATTGTCGGCAAAGGGCAAAAGAGTGCCTTACTCACCTTGGTAGAACGTCGCAGCAAATACCTGATGAAACCCAGTGAGATAAATATAAGGGGTCTGTGAGATAAATGGGATTAAGTTGGATGAGGATGGATGATGGGGGATGGGAAATTTGTAACAACGTTGCACTGGATGCAACAAAACGGAGCGGGCGAAGTTGCCCGCTTTTTATTTTCGGACACCCCGTGCCAAAGCATCGAGGGCGACATCCAGCAGGCGGGATTCGGCGCCGGCCTGAAGTGTACCGCCTTTGCTCATCGGCAGGTAGGGGCGAGCGGGAATTTTGACTTGTTTGACCCTGCGGAAGCCATCGCCGACTTTGAATACCAGATAGGGTTTGTTTTTGGCTTTGACCGTGCCGCCGAACTGGTGGATGGCGGCATAGGGTTTGTTGGTGCCGATGCGGGCGAAGTTGCTGCCGGAGGCAGTGTGGATACTGGCGGCCAGTTGTCCGCTCTTTTGCAGGATTTTGCCGCCGCGCGCATTGGCCGGCCATTTTTTCCCGCCCCAGCTTTCGGATTCGAAGTTGTCTTCCGTAATACTGAGCAGTTCGGCGGCAATGGCTCGCATCATCGGGCGCGGGTGGCGGGCGTTGCGCAGCAGCTGCCCGAGGCCGCGTTGCAGGTCGCTGTCGTCCAAGCTGATTTCCAGCATCGTCATCCTTTCAATAGATTAATTACCCAAGCCAGCTGGGCGGCATTGAGCGAGGATTTGAAACGCTCGTTGCCCATCATCTGCCGCAGCGCCACACGGGCAATATCGGGATGGGCGGCCTGCGCCTTATCCACCGCCACCGAAGCCATGCGGGAGAGCATGGCCTTGCCTTGGTTGGCATTGAAGCCGGCATTGGGGGCGACAAACTGTCCGTTGATGCGGATGCCGGTGCGCCGGGCATGGCGTTCTTCGCCGGTATATTGGTTGACACCGATGTCCACGGTTTGGGTTTCCAGCTGCGGGCTGGGTTGTACCCGGTCTGCCCCACGGCTGCGCGACAAGGGTCGAACCCGGCAGCGGCAGCGGTAGTCCAAGGGCGGATACAGGCTGTCCCACACCGGGTCGTCGGCGGCATAAACGCTGCCGTGCAGCAGGCGGTGGGTTTCGCGGGTACGTTCGTCGTTGACCGCCACGTATTCCCAGTATGGGTGAGTATCCACGGCATCCATCATCTCGGCATAACGCCCGGCCATATAGGCCGACTGCATATTGGTCAGGTAGATGGTTTTCAGGCGGTGCGGGCTGCCCAGGCGCACGGTTTGGATTTCGCCGGTGTCCGGGTGCGGCACGTCCTGCCTGCCCCACCAGCCTTTGGCCTGCAACACCGGCGTCAGCCGCTCGCTGAACTGCTCCAAGGTCTGCCCGCTTTCGGCGGCTTTGACCACGGCGGCATAGATGTCCGAGACCACATCCATGCGGGCGGTTTTGGCCACGGTGAAGGCGGTGGCGTGCGCATCGTCCAGCATGTCCTGCCAGTCCCACGATACGTTGATGCCTTTCTGCTGCAGGTAGGCTACGGCAGCTTCGGGCTGCATGCCGAAGATGGCTTTGATGTCTTCGGGGTTCATTCGGCCAGTTCCTCAGCGGCTTCCACCCTGCCGACCAGTTCGGCCAAGAAGATTAGCCGTGCCAACTCGTCCTGCAGCGCAACATCATCCATATCGGGATAGGCGGCAGTCAGCCTGTCCAATACCGCTTCGGGCGTGGCCGCCCCCTGTTTTAGGCTGCCGACCAGCGCATCGGTTAATGCCTGCCCCTGTGCGTTGAGGCTACCTGAAAGCGGGGCGAGGGTGTCGATGACCAAACCGGCATCGGCAGCCGGCCGGTGTTCGGCAAAGTCGGCCAAAGGTGACGCCGGCGTCGCATTTGGCGGAGAGGCTACCTGAACAATATCGTCGTCGCTCAGGTTGTAGGCGCGTTTCCAGTAGCTTTCGGATAATTGTACGCCGCAGCCGGTCAGGATTTGGTCGCGTTCGGCCAAGGTCTTGTCGCCTGCTTCTTCGGTGTACAAAACAAACTGCGGGCGCGGGGTGTCGGCGGCGAAGTTGAAATCGCAAATCCAGTCGATAAGCTGATTCAGGCAGCCTTCGACGATGCGGCAGTCGTTGTCCCGAATATCCTTGGTTACCTCCAAACCTGCGGTGGCGCTGGCGTGGGTGCTGTCTTTCTCGGTGGTCTGGTCTTGGCCGAGCAGCGCAATGGCAATCTCGGAGCGGCAGTAGCGGATAAAGCGGTCATACACATCGGCACTACCCTGTTTACCCGCCGCCTCTTTGATTTCAACGCTGCTGTCATCAGGGATGGTGGCCACCGAGTTGCCGATTAGCTGTTCCAGCGCATCCAGCAGGCGGTCGGTGTCTTGGTCGGTATTGCTGCGCGGCTCGCGGCCGATGATTCACGGCGCGCCGAATTTCTCCGAGAACTCCGCCCAGAATTTCAGGCCGCCGCGTTTGAAGATGGTCGGCCAATAGACTGTAGACAAATCGCCGATGCCGTAGGGATTGATATAGCTGGCATTGTGGGTCGGGCACAGGAATTTGAAGGACGGTACCGGTTCGTCATTCAGGCTACCTGAAAGGCGGAAGTGCAGCTGTCCGTCTTGGTCGAACTGAAACCACTCCTGCGGCTTGGCCACGATTTCGGACGGCAGCCACAGGCTGCCCCGCTGCCAGATGATTTCCAAGGGCTGATAGCCGTACAGGGTGGCATCCAGAATTTGGTTGATCAGGCGGTACAGGTCAAAACCGGAGAACAGCTCGGCAAGGGTGTCGTAGACCGTATCAGGCGCGCCGTTGGCTTCGATGCGCCACTCCATTCCGGCTACCGCCGACTTCCGGCGGCGCACATGGCCGGCGACAATCGGGTCGGACAAGCCATGTACATCACGCGCGAAGACATCAAGGCTGCCGCCAGCTTGGCCGAGCTGACTCAACTGACCAACGATATCGGCGGCAGCACCGAGCCGGACACCGACCACCCCGCGCAGCCGCCACTGGCAGCCCGCCCCGCTTGGAAGCGGGCAGGACATCGTGCAAGACCTCGACGACATCAACCAGTGCATCGAAAACATCCTCGCCACCCGCAAGGGCAGCGACGTGCTGCGGCCGGATTTCGGCAGCAATTGGTTCGACTACATCGACTACCCGGAAGACGAATTTATCCCCAACACCGTGCGCGAGGTCATCCTTGCCATCCAGACGTGGGAAAAGCGGGCACTGGTCGAGCAGGTCACGTTTGCCGGCCACGCCCCGCATATCACCATGACCGTACATTGGCGCGTAGCAGATGAAGTGGCGGGCGAAATCTACCGCACCGACATTGTGCTTGAGGCTACCTGAAAATGGATTTGAGCAAACTGAAACGCGAAGAGGTCAAGATTGTCGACGACGACTTGGCGCAAAGCCTGGCCGCCACCATCGCCGACTACGAGCAACGCGCGGGCAAAGTGTTGCAGCCCGCCCATATCGAACGGCTGCTGATCAACACCTTTGCCTACCGAGAACACCTGCTGCGCCAGCAGGTGAACGAAGCCTACCGCCAGCAGCACCCGCGCTTTGCCACCGGCCTGATGCTGGACTTGTGCAGCGACGACGTGTCTACCCCGCGCCTGCAGGCGCAGCCCGCCCTGACCACCCTGCGCTTTGCTGCGGTATTGAGCAGTTTGGAGCAAATCACCATACCCAAGGGCACGCGGGTCAATGCCGGGCAGACCAGCTTTGTCACCACTGAAGCCGCCCTGCTGACTGCCGCCCAAAGCAGCGCCGAAGTGGCCGCCGAATGCACCGAAACCGGCACAGTCGGCAACGGCTGGTCGGTCGGACAAATCAACAGTCTGGCCGAGCGGCTGCATCCGACGATTGATGTGGCCGTCAGCAACACCACCGTTTCTGCCGGCGGGGTGGAAATCGAAGACGACGAAGCCTACCGCGAGCGCGTGTTGCTGGCACCGGAGAGCTTTAGCGTAGCCGGGCCGGTGGGTGCCTACCAATATTGGGCGCGGCAGGCCAGCCCGGCGGTGGTGGACGTGCACGTGGCCAACGATACCGACGGCGGCGGCCAGCCTATAGGCGGTCGGGTGGCGGTGACCGTGCTGGCCAAAGACGGCCTGCCCAATGCCGAGCTGATTGGCAAGGTTCAGGCTGCCTTATCGGCCGAGAAACGCCGCCCGCTGTGCGACACCGTAGTGGTCAAAGCCCCGACTCCCGTCGATTACACGCTGGACGCCGAGCTGACCCTGTTTACCGGCACCGATGCCCGCACCGCCAAAGCGGCGGCCGAACAGGCATGGGCGGTGTATGAAGCCGCCCGCCGCAGTCGGCTCGGTTTGGACATCGTGCCGCTGGACATCATGAGTGCGCTGAAAGTGGCCGGTGTCTACAACGTGGTGCTGCATAACCTGCCGCTGACCGTGGTCAAGCCCGACCAGTGGGCGCGCTGCACCAGTACCACCATCCGCATTGCCGCACAAACGGCGGAGGGCTAGACGATGGCCAAACTTTCCTACGCCGCCATCATCGAACGCGACCAACGCGCCCGCGCCCTGGCCGAATTGGGTCTGCGTTTGGATTTGGCCGAGCTGCCACAGCTGATGCCGCGCCTGGTCGATTTGGTCGCCCCCGAACACCTGCCGCTGTTGGCCGAGAGCCGCAGTATCTTGGGTGCCGACGGCTACTGGCTGGCCGAATCCGACGATGCGCGGCGCAAGCTGATTAAAGGTGCATACGAGCTGCACCGCTACAAAGGCACGCCGTGGGCAATCCGCGAAATCGTGCGGCGGCTCGGGTTCGGTGAGGTACGGATTATTGAAGGGCTCACCGGCCAAACCTACGACGGCAGCATCAACTACAACGGCAGCCATGTTTACGGTGCCGGCAGCTACTGGGCGCACTACCGCATCATCATGAACAGCGTGATTACCAACGACCAGGCCGCGCTGTTGCGCAAAACGCTGGCCGCCTTCGCACCGGCACGCTGCCTGTTGGCAGCCTTGGATTATCAGGCCGTCCCCCTGCGTTACAACGGGCGGGCGGCCTACGACGGCAACTTTAACTTTGGAGCAGCTTAAATGGCGAATATCACGGAAGAACTGAGCAACCCGCAATGGGCGGAAGGTATCTACCAGCTGGAAACTACCGACCCGGTATTGGGCGGGCCGAACGGCATTGCCAACCGGCAGGCCAAGGAACTGGCCGCGCGGACGCAGTATTTGAAGAAGAAGCAGGAAGAGTACAAACCGGGTGCGGCCAGCACTACTAAGGCCGGCATCGTACAGCTCTCGTCTGCCACTGACAGCAACAGCGAAGAGCTGGCAGCCACGCCGAAGGCGGTGAAGGCGGCTTACGACAAAGCCGTCGCCGCCAAAGAAGCAGCAGACGGAGCAGTCAAAACCACCGCCAACCAAGAAATCGCCGGCGACAAAACCTTTACCGGCCTTACTACCCTGAAAAAGGGCGCGATTGTAGCCGACAGCGTGGGCGACTTTAACACCAACCAATACCTGCAAATCGGCTCCAATAATGTGAACTCCTATTTTTACAACAAAAGGAGCGGCAAATACCTGTCCATGCGCAACGACGGCGAGCTGCGCTATGACGGTAAGCGCCTGCTCAATGTGGACGACCTCGCCGGCATGATACCCAGCGGCGCCGTGATGTACTTCGCCGGGCAGACCGCCCCGACCGGCTGGCTCAAAGCCAATGGCGCCGCCGTATCCCGTAGCACCTATGCCGCCCTGTTTGCCGCCATCGGTACCACCTACGGCACAGGCGACGGACGCAGCACGTTTAACCTGCCCGACTTACGCGGCGAATTTGTGCGCGGTTGGGACGACGGGCGCGGGGTGGATAACGGTCGTGTATTTGGCTCAGCGCAGGCAGACGAGTTTAAGGCGCACACCCACGGCGGCGTGCCACAACGTGCCGGCGACAGCGACCGAGGCGGCGCGGTGTCATGGTTTTCAATTGACGGCATCGGGCAGACTGAGGCGGCGGGCGGCAGCGAAACCCGCCCGCGCAACATTGCGCTGCTTGCCTGTATCAAGATTTAAGGCTACCTGAAAGGATAAATCATGAGCGAAAACCAATACCCGCCCACCAAACCCGTTTGTCAGTTGGATGCCGACAGCCTCTACCTGCACCAAACCGTGGCCGACCTCGACCCGTTGGCCGCAGACGGCAGTTATCTGCTGCCTGCCGGCTGCATCGACACCCAGCCGCCCGAAGCCCGTGCAGGCTTTGCCGCCAAATGGCTACCTGAAAAAGCCGAATGGCAATACCTGCCCGACCATCGCGGCAAAACCGCCTATCAGACCAGCGATGGCGCAGCGGTAGTGATTGAGCAAGTGGGCGAATTACCCGATGGGCTGACCTTTGCCCCTAGGGAGAACGAGCATCAAACATGGGATGCCAAGGCTAAATCTTGGGTGTTGCCCCCGCTGTCGCAGCGCAAATCAAAGAGCAACAACAAGATGAGATGTGGGAGAGAATCAAAGATAAGAGGTATGACAACTTAAGGCACGGGGTGTACGCCAAATCGGTTGGGAAGTGGTTTCAAACCGACGACGCCACGCGCCTGCAATATCTGGCGCTGGCACTGGAAAGCGTAACGGGCGGCTTTAAAAAGCCCATCAACTGGAAAACGATGGATAACAGCTTTTTGATGCTCACCCCCGAGCTACTGCGCGAAATCATGCAAGCCATGCACGATGACGAACAGGCGGATTTTATCAATGCCGAGAAGCATAAGGCAGCCATGTTGAAGTCGGAAAACCCGCTGGAATACGACTACAGCGGCGGCTGGACGGCCAACTACGAACAGTCCGCTGCCGAGCTTGAGGAGGCTGAAAAATGAACCGGCAACAAATCTATCTCGCTCTATACAAAGGTCGTCGGGACGGCTCCGGCTGGCGCGTATGGTGTGCCCGTGCCACCGATTGGCTCACCCGTATCCTCACCCGCGGCCAGTACAGCCACGCCGAGATTGTGGTGCGCGAGCATCCGCAGGCATCGGTTTATACCTGCTACTCCGCTTCCATCCGCGATAAAGGCGTGCGCTGCAAAGTGATGCCGCTGCCGGCGGCCAAATGGGATTTGATTCCATTGCCCTCCGCCCCGGAGGCACACGAGCAGCTGCAGCGGGTGTGGGCGGCCACCGAGGGGCAGGGCTACGACCTGATGGGCGCATTGGGTATTGCCTTCGGGCTGCCGCAAAACCGCCGCCGCTGGTTCTGCTCCGAGTGGTGCGCCGCCGCATTGGGGCTGCCAGACGGCTGGCGTTGGTCGCCCAACGACCTCGCCGCCATCGTGCCCGCCCTATATAAAGAGGAGGCATGAAAATACCCGCCACAGGGGCGGGTATACGCAATAAGTAAGACGGCGGCGCGGCCGGTGTTTGCCCACCAAACCGCGCCAGCCACGCAGACTAGACCTGCATGACCCAAGGCCGCCACCTCTAGAGGCGGGCGGATTCTAACATACCGGTAATGTGGGAGCTGCAAAAATGCAATATCGTTGCAAAAACTGTAATAAGCTGTTGGCCAAAGGCGAGGGGCAATTGGAAATCAAATGTCCGCGCTGCAAAGCGGTCAACCAATTTGGTTCTTTAACAACCCGGAGTGCCCGTGAGCGCCAAACTTCAAGGAGTAAGCATCATGGGCAACACCAATCCCGTCAGTCCGCTTAGGGGCTGGCTGGGCGGCAAATACCGCCTGGCCGGTACCATCATTCCGTTAATCCCGTCAGACCATACCTGCTACGCCGAAGTGTTCGGCGGTGCGGCATGGGTGCTGTTCAAAAAGCCGCCATCCAAAGTGGAGGCCATCAACGACATCAACGCTGATGTCATCAACCTATATAGGTGTGTCCAAAACCACCTGCCAGAACTGCTGCGGCAGGCCGAATACCTGTTGCCCAGCCGCGATGAGTATTGCCGGCTGCAGCATTGCAATCCCTCCACCCTGACCGACATCCAGCGTGCGGTGCGCTTCCTCTATCTGCACCGCATGGGTTTCGGCGGTAAGGTGGTCGAGTTCTGCTGCGCTGCCACCAGCACCCGTCCGCCCAAGTTCCGCGCCGATCGGTTGGCCGAGGAACTGCAACACAGCCACCGCCGCCTGCAGGGCGTGATGCTGGAGCGGCTCAACTACGACGACTTCATCGCCCGTTACGACAAGCCCGGCACCTTCTTTTACATCGACCCGCCGTATTGGGACTGTGAGACGATGTACGGTAAAGGCATCTTCGCCAAAGCCGACTTCGAACGGCTGGCCGAGCAGCTACGCCACATTAAAGGGCGCTTCCTGCTGTCGATTAACGACGTACCTCCCATTAGGGAGATTTTTACCGGCTTCCAGTTTAAAGAGGTCAGCCTGCGCTACAGCATCAATAAGGAGATTACTACCGAGGCTGACGAGCTGTTGATTGCCAACTACCCCATCAACACCGACAGGGCAGAGCCGGCCTGATGTGTGGACAAAGCAAAAGGGACGATGTCGTCCCTTTTTGTTATGCCTCTTCCATCTCCAGGGCGATGATTTCCATCAGCCCGGCCAGATACGGCACCGAGGCGGGCAGGTGGGTTCCCCGCGCCAGTTCGCGGCCGAGCCGCCATTGATTCCAGCGGGCAGCTGTGTGGGCGACTGCCTCATCGGTGGCCACACCGTCTTCCACCTGCTGCACTACATCATCCGCGAAATGGCGGCCGTGGCGCGTATCCAAAAATACCGCCACCACCTCGGCCGGAGCGATTGGGCTGATGAGCCCGCACACGGCAGCCTGCCATAAGGCATCGGCATCCTGCCCGCGCAGGGTACAGGTGCCGTAAAAGCCGTATTCTCTGTTTTGGGTTTGGGGGATGTTCATCGCTGCCTCCTATTCAAATGATGGAGACATGGTGCCGTAGAGCCGGCGAGACATCCAGCAATGGGATGGCTGCTTTCGGCACCAAACAAAAAATCCCGCCTTTCTCGGGCAGGATTTGTAATAAAGTTGCACGGGGTGCAATAAATTCAAAACCGATTTATCGCGCCGGAGCGGGTAGATTTATCGCGCGCGGCTTCAACCTGATTAGACCTATTGCGAAAGTATCCTGAAGATTTACAATTCCCAAATGAAATACGAAAACCTCATCCAAAGAAGCGACAGGGAATTCAAACGGCTCACAGGTGTAACGCCCGTCCTTTTTCACGAAATGCTGCAAGTCACCACAGAAGCAGAAAGCCGGAAGGTCAAGTCAGGCAGGCCGCATACGCTCGGTTTGGCAGACCAACTGCTGCTTACCCTAAGCTATCTGCGCCATTACCATACCCAACTCGAATTGGCCGCCATCTACGGCCTTTCCGAAAGCAATGTCTGCCGCACCATCCGTAAAACCGAGGACGCCCTCATCCGTTGCAAACGCTTCTCCCTGCCAAAGCACAAGAATCCGGGCGACCAAACGGTCATCATTGACGTTACCGAAAGCCCGATTGAACGTCCCAAAAAAACAGCGGCAGTATTACAGCGGCAAGAAAAGGCGGCACACGGTTAA